GTAAGCCTGACGCGCTGACCCTTGGGTTCATAGATAGCCATGATTACTTACCTCCTACTTTAGCGCTAGGTGCTTTCGTTGAGGCATAACTACTTACCCCACCAAGAATACCACCACCAATACCAGCAACAAGCATACCAGCACTGACAGGAGCCTTGACCGGAGCGGGTCCTTTAGAGGGTTCAATCATTCGTTGACTTGCCGCTTGTAGGGTAGAACTGGTGTGTTCCTTAAAGATATTATCCATGCCTAGAATGGATTCGGTAGTAGCATAACCTAGATTAGTACCAAGGTTTGCCAAGTCCCTACCATACTCACGTTGAGCATCATTGACAAGCAATCCAATGCCCTGTCCACTACGACCAGATGCCAGTGCTTGGCCTTGGGCTTGCATCTTTTGAACAAGCAGTTCTTGGGCATCTTGAGCTGCTTTATCGTATTCACTTTTAATTTTGAGCTGTTCACGCTCATAGGCTCTATTAGCTGCATCAGCATTGAATTTCATTTGCTGAGCAAAAGCTCGCTCTGATGCTTCATAAGCTTGCATCCGAACGGCATATTCATAATCACGAGCCCTTACAGCGTTTTGATATTCATACTCTGCTTGCTGTTGTTGAGCAGAATAGGAAGCAATAGAACCAACTGCGGTAGAGGCGGCTGAAGCAATTGCTCCAACTACGGCCCATTCGACTCCGGTACACATGACGTTAGTTTAGCAAATTCAACATAGGTTAAACGTTGCGGTCCGACACTTACATACGAAAGCTTCTTAAACCCAAGAAGGTGTAAAAGTTTCATGTGCATTCGGTTTCGCGGATCAGCAATGTTATGAAGCATTAGATAGGAGGTTTGTTGATCGACCCATTTCTTAGCCTCCTTAAGGAATAGTTTTGGGTAGGGGCGGACATCCGGTGTGGTTAGCATCCAAATGGCTCCACAGTGGGCATCGGTTCTGGATACCCCCGCTACCCCGCAGATCATACCATCTGGATTCCAAAAGGTCACTGCGTTGTCTGAAGCACGAACAGAATAAGGGACGGCCTCAAGCGGGTTAAGCCCAAGGCCGATCAATTCCCTATGATCATCTTCTTGAAGATTGCGAGCCACATACTCCGCATCATAAGTTGTGGCTCTATGGATCAGTTGTTTACAAATCATACGGCCTTAATGCCTTTGTTGTTGTAGGTACCTTCCCATGTCATACTTACTAAAGCCAAAGGGAACGGAGCGTCACAGTTCAACTCCAGCTCCACATATCGCCCAGAAGCCATAATGGGAATAATGTTTTCTGCGGTTCTTAAGATAGGCGCTTCGTTAAGAAGATAAACATCACCTACAACTTGAGGTAGATCCAAAGTAAAGGCATTACGGCCAACGACATTCAACACGGCTGTAAATGGCCCTGAATTGTGACTGTAGAGACGAACTCGATGGATCACTGGAATGTTCATGTTGTCAGAAACTTTGTCTCTAACCACATAGAAATTTGGCAACAAGGATGTAGATTCAATCTGGTATCCAAGAGCAAACCATTCAGCAGTTTGATCACCTTCAAGTTCAACATAGTACTTCTGTCCTGCTGGAGCAGCAGCATTGTACTCCATAGATGGATAGACGACAAAGCCGCTGTTGTTGGGTGTAATTGTGACTACACACGGTTGAGCAGCTGCCAACTCAGCTCCTTCTTTGAAGAAGATTTTGGTGACATCATTAACAGAATCGTAAGCGGTAGATGGGTTGTAGTCTACCAAATCCAACCGAAGATCGACATACGTTCCATCAAATTCAACAGCACCACTAGGGCTATCTGTCAGAAGAAGCAAACTACCTAGTATGGGTGTACTATCTCCATCCAGCACAAAGAAGACCTCATCCTCAAGGAAATCTATCATCCTGATTGGAGCAGGAAAAACCCACTTAAACCAAGAAGCCATTTGCCTTTCATTCCCTTGTGTGTAATAACGGAAGAGATAAAGAGCATTAGGTTCTTGAATTGATCGCAGCCCAAACACTGATGCACTTAAGCTATTCCTAAACTCTATAATCCCAGTAGGAATATAGGATGGAATGATTTTAGTCAATTCAAAGCTTTGTGGTTGCTGATTACGAACCACTTGAATTTCAGTAACCAGTGTAGACTTTGGATTCTCTTCCACAAAGGCAATCGTGGAACCAAGATCAACAGGGTTAATCGTAATTGACTGACTGTATGAAGAGATCAGGTTTAGTTCTGCTGTTCGAATACTGAAGGCATCTGAGTTGGTTTGCAAGATATACTGTGAGTTATCTGCAAAGATCAGAAGACCATCCGCTTGTTGAATAGCGTAACGGAACTGCGTCTTAAGAGTAGCACCAGCAGAAATATCAATCGGATCATTGTCTACAATTGTTATGACTGTAGATGCAAAGAAGTTTAGATAGTCACCCGCCTGTGAGCAAATCACATTGGATTCACTCATCATTACCAAACGATTCTTAAAGAACGAGATACCGGAGATTGGGAATCCAACAAAGGATGGATTTGGGTTTGTTTCAAGATCACCAACTTCTCGATCTGTCCAGTATTGAGTGGCCCAGGTTGTACCAGGAACGGTGGCACTGCCAACCGTAGTAATTTGAAAGGTATCACCTTCGGCATTGGTAACGGAATCTAAAGCAGTATAGCCTTGTCCAGCACGTGAAATCTTGATGCCTGTGATTTCCTTACTGGAGTTAATGGACGTTACTTCAAGACGAAGATTTATGCCGCTACCACCATAAACAGGAAAGGACTGTCCAATGTCCCACCTAGCATTGCCAGTAGAAACAACACTGACAGCAGAGGGAATGCCAGTAACCGTTGTAGAAGTTACGTAGGACCCAGCAGCCGCTGCGCTAAGTTCTCGAAAGGTATAGGTGCCATTAGCTTCTTTGATAAGAGCATGTGGCATTGTGGTTGGATTTAATCCAATTGAAATTCCCGGTGCAACTGTTTCTTCCCAAGAACCAGCACCTTGGGCTCCACCATTACTTGTAACGAACTTAACGTAATAATCATCCGCTTCGGAATTTTGATCAGCAGCTACTTGAATGACAGTACCATTCAAAAACTGTTTGGGAAGATCTTGAAGACTTTCTACTTTGCCTTTATAAGCGGTGATGGCCGTGCCAGCAAGACCACCCCTAGCTTCAATAGCAAAGTCAGCGTTGTTGACACGCTTAATGTGGATATAACTACCAACAGCAGTTGCGGTATACACACCACCAGCATTGATCTGACTTACAAAACTATTCGTAATCAAATCAACAGTCAGGGTCCTAATGTCAGAAATAACTTCTCTAACCTCAAATGTAGCGCCCGTACCTGTACCTCCAACGGAAGCATTGGTAGCAAACTCCAACTCATCACTTACGCGATAGGCATAGCCATTTGAGTTGATTGTGACTGCTGTAACAACACCACCAGAGATGGTAACGTTGGCTGTGGCACCGGCACCTGGAGAGGTAGTTGTATTTGTCTTTAGGGGTACATTGGTGTAGGTACCATTTGTATACCCAGATCCACCTGCTTTAACCACCAAGTTAACAATATCACCTGTAGTATTACTTGGGGTGGTATATGTGAAAGTGGTAGCATCAAGTTTGATACTGTATTCAGCTGAATACCCAACCGTATTGATTGATACAAACCCGTATGGATTCTGTGTGGCAGTATTCGTAGCTGACGCAGCAACCTTAACAAGACGATTCAGAAAAAAGATGTAATCGTTAATCTGAAGCAGTTCAAGATCACTTTTAGTATTGTGGGTTGCATAGGTCTGAGCTGTGCCAGACAATGCATTGACAGTTTGTTGAATGCCGCTTTGAGCATCCCATAGTCTAATCGTTCCGTTGTTGCCAACTTGCATTATCAGTTTACCATTCAGACCTTGGTTGATAAAGAACCAAGAACCACCGGCAACACTATTCTGAAGACGACGTGTCAGGCGAACACCAGGACGCTTAAGCAATCCAAACGTCGGATCAGGATAATAATTGGTACATTCACGGAGCTGACCAGGAAGCTTCAACGAGTCTGGTTGCTGTGAGACTCCACCAATCAGACCAATAACTTTCTGAGATACAGCAGCCATGATTACCTAGCAATAGCACGGAACGGGGTGTAACTGATATAGAAATTTTGTCCAGTCTCAAGGCCAAAGATGTTGGTCTCTGCTGTGTTAGTATCATAAGCCAAGCAATTGGCTCTCAACACACCTTCATCATTAGCATTGAACTGAACCAGTTCCTGTGAACCCAACACACGCCCAGCAAAGACACGTGTGGCACGTTGTGTGATGTAGTTCTTAAAGACTTGCGGAAGATCTTCAAAATCAAACTTCCACACAATATCACACTTGATCGTTGTATTCGCAGGAAAAGTGTAGGTGTGGTTTACCTTGTCGTACAGTTTACCATCGCGCAATACGGTCTGGTATTTCTGATTGTTGGCAAACTTGTTATCGGAAATCTGCAACACATTGGCAGGTACAAAGATATTCCCATTGACATCAGCAGTCAACGGATATTGAACCTCTGTGTTGAAATGCCACCCTTCCCCTTGAACTTCTGTGTTAACAGCATCAAGAATACTAAGGGCAATTGCAATTTCAGGATTAGCGACATCAAGGCTGACCACTGGAGCCTGCCCGATGCCACTCAACATTTGATTGATGGCTTGGAGTTGAGTTGTCATGTCTATCCTTTAACAGGCAGGAAAGTTATTAAAAGGAAAGGAGGCAGGCTTTAATAACCTACCTCCTAACCAAGTCCTAATTTAACTCAAATTAGGAGATGCGTCATCAGACGTTACGGAAGGCACCGGCAACGGCAACCCGCACAGGGCCAGCACCGTAAGCCAGACGGCCCACGATCACGTCACCCTGGTAGATCACTTTGGTGTCAGCACCGGTGGTCTGAACGCTGGGGCCGATGGCCTCAACAACACCAGCAGCATCGCGGTGGAAGATCAGACCGCAAGCGTTGGTGAAGTCGGTAGCGATACCGTAGCTGTTGTTCTCACCGGTCACAGCAGCCGCATCAATGGCGGTACCAGCAGCCGAACCATACTTACCCAGGAAGGGGATGTTGTTCGACTTGTAGATGCGGATACCAGCGATCTCATAGAGACCTTCGCCGCTGTTCAGGTTACCCTGGCTGTTACCATACTCACGATTGAGGATGTTGGTATCAACCTGGCTGATCAGGGCGTAGTACTGGCGGGGGCTCAGAACGGCCACACGACAATCCTTAGGAGCAGCCACTTCGTCCAGGCGGGCAGCAGCTTCGAAGAAGCCATCAACCAGGGCTTGCGCATCATATTCCTTACCAGCACCCAGGTTCACGCGGAAACCACCAGGCTCGCCGGTCACAGCAGCGGTCAGACCAGAGGCACGGTCCAGAACGCGGAAGATCCGACGATCATAGAACTCAGCCAGGGCTTGACCGATTTGACGGGCGATGGGGCCACGGATGTCATACTGGGCCAGGGTCTCATCGAGGTTATCGACGAACGCCGAGGCAACCAGCAGGTCGTCCATTGCGATGGTGGTCTCAGCAGCCGGAGGGTTGCCGCTACCCAGGATCGCATTACCAGGGGTGTGGTAGCCAGCCTGGATACGACCGGTGTGGATGAATTGAGCTTGCTTACCACCACGCAGGGTCCGGTTCATGACCAGGCCTTTAGCGATAGTGGAGTTACGGAAGGCCTCATAGACCTCGCCGGTGAAGAGCTTCAGAAAGAGAGCCTTCTTGTCGCCGGCCTTGTTAATTTGGCCGAGCTGGGTAAGAGTTGCAGTCATTGTTTTAAGGAAAAAAGAAAGTTATCAGTTTTCCAAGTACTTGGCTTTTATTCGAATTCGAAGTATTTAGTTGTTAGGCAATACGTCCGTTGTATTGGGTGTCGAGCGCACTCGGCCAATACTCCAGTCATGACTGGGTTTTTAACGAGGTTGTCCCATCCTCAAGGGGCGCCAGTAGGATTCGAACCTACATTGAACTGCGTTAGGGCAGTCGTCTTTCCATTTAGATGATGGCACCAGCGACCCCTCTGTTTGAGCTTCCAATGGATAGGCTTGAGGGGTGTTTTATTTAGTTGTCCGCGCCGAAGGGCAGCGGGACAGTTCACCATCCACCGGGGAATCCATCCGGTGTACAATCGCCGTTTTAATGCCACGGACGCGGGCAATCCTTCTTAGAGCAGGTCTCCTGACGCAGCAAGCTTCTCTTCAATGTCCAAGCGATAACCAGGATCATTTCGATAGCGAGGATCCGAGATAGCCCGAGCCAGTTCAGCTTGAGAGCGGAAACCCTTCACACTCGTCTTAACGGATTTGCCAGAGATCCTTTGACCTTCAAACCCAACAGCATCACGGTAACGCTGATTCAAAGCTTGAACAGCAAAGAAAATGGCATCCTTATTGCCGCTGTTGACAACATTATCATAAGCAGCAACTTCTTCTGGTTTAAGGTTTTCAGCAGCCCACGCCAAGGTTTCATTGTAGGCATCTTTGCCTCCAACAGACTTGACAATAGAATCAGCATCAGCGTCCGTGAGAACCTGTTGCGTGATTGTAGCGTTCTTTTGAATTTCAAGATACGCATCAATTAACTGCTCTGAGGGAAGCTCCTTAAGCTTTTGAAGTGTTTCTGGCTTGAGTTGCTGGGAATTGGTTGCCCACTCCTCAGACGCTTCCTTTAAAAACTGTGCTGTTTCAGAAACCTCAGTCTCTGTGTCTTGTTCAGATTCTTCCTTAGATGACTCTGCCCCTGACTCTGCCCCCTCTTCTTCTTTGTCTTCCTTCTGGCCTAGCTTTTTCTGGAGTTCCAGATAAGCCTTCTCCAGGTCTTCGGCTGACTTAAATTTGCCAGCGTAATTAAGTTCTGCCTCAGAATCCTTACGGGCTTTGTCGTAGGTCTCCTCTTGAATTGCTTCTTCTTCAGATTGAAGACGTTCCCCTAACTGAAGAAGGCGGGCCTCCTCAGCTTCACGGGCTTCGGTTTCAACTGGATCCGTAGCATCAAACGTGAGTTCAGGCATGATTGTGATTAGTGGATAACAAGAGTAACTTTACCAAGGCCAGGCACGACCACTCGTGGTTGTGAGGGACGTGCCGTATCAGTCTTGACATTAGGTCTACCAGCAGACTTTCGACGAGTCGTTAGTTCTGTTGGTTCTTGAATCTCATAGTCCTCAGGGTTGAGGACCGGGAGGTCCGATTGGGGCTGTTTGTTGGCTTGCGCCGATGATGTTTCTGACGGCATCTGTAGCTTCAGGATTCTTAGTAGGATCAAGGAGAGGAGCCTTAGACAGCTCACCAACCTGATTGAGCATGGTCTGATTCATAAGCTGCTGTTGCATTTGTTGCTTCTCAGCAATCATTTCTTCAGCAGTCTTGACCAGTTTGATTGTATCAATACCTTGGGCAGCAGCAAGCCGTTTGATGGCTTCCTCTGGGTTGATGAACTTAGCCATCATCTCAGGACCCAAAGCTTGGGAAATGGTTTGTAGGAAGATGATCAGTGATTCCCGATCCTGCCCACGACCAATGCCTTCCACACCAGCAATTACTGTTGGGAAGACTACACCCTTGGGTAGTTTGGGGAGGATACCACCCCGTTGAAGAATAAAGATTTTTCTTTGGAGGTAGGGACGCAGCAACTCAGTTGTCAGTGTACCATAGATTCCACCAAGCTGCTCATTCAATTCTTGCTGGGTAGCACGGATCTCTTCAGCAGTGGTCCGCTCGCTTTGACGAACAGTAAGAATAAGGAATGCTTCACTCAGCCTTTGGTTAAGCTGGGTGATCATCTGATAGGCGGTTGCGAAGTCTGCTTGTTTTTGAACTTGAACAGCTGTAACGTCGTCTGGCCTTCCCTGTATAATGGCCCCATTTCCGGCCTTTGCCAGAGTAGAAGGCTTAACGGTAGCAGAAGGAGAAACCAGAAAGACCACCTTAGCAGCAGCAGCGGAACCCTCCACCATTGCTTGCATAAGTCCTTCAAGCGACTTAAGATCACCGAGGTATTCTTCAATGCGTCCACGACCATAGTCTTCACCATCAACAACATTGAAGCGAAGTGGAAGCCAGGGGGTAGTTGTCTTGGGGGCTTTACCAAAGCTATCCTCAACAATCTCTCCATCAACTTCTTGGCGCCACCGCCACTGCCCATCTTGGAGTTTAGCCCAAGTATAAACAGCAGCTTCTTCTTCACCAACAGTCACATCAACGCTTGGCGTCGTCGTGTTGTCGGCAGTATGATTAACAGTAGTTGGTAGTTTCCTGAATCGCTCAGGAAGGAACTGTCGATTGATAGATTCAACAGTAACGATCTCGGTAGGCTGACCCTCTCCATCTCGGACGACCACATAACGGTCAAGAGGATAAAGCTTGATACCACTCGAACCCATGTAGACCAGGACATTCCCGGTTACAATCAGATGCTTCATTGCCTGGTGGAGGATCACTCGATCCTGTGATTCAGCAATGTGTTGCATGATAACCCGTTCCATTTTGGACAGGCTCAAGTCAATCTCTGATTTGATTTTAGCATCAAGATTTGGGTCTGAGGCGATCTTGCCATCATTGATCTGAAGCTTGAAGAACGTAGCTGTTACAGGGAACAGACTAAGCATCAGCTTCGAGGCCATGACGTT